CGTATTTAAGCATTCCAGAATGATAGTGTTCCATCCAACCTCCAAAACAGGATATACCTGTAAAAGTATCGTTTTTTTGTGTCTTCGACATGACAAAAAAATTGAATATGTACTCCTTTGTATAAAATATATATTCAATTTTTTAATACCATATATAGTAAGATGATTACTTCAAAGAATAAGATATAACACCTAACATATTTAGTTATACGATAATACAATTTTCTTTTAAAATTTAACAAAAGAATGTTTAATTCTTGCTCGAATAAATAAACGATGATATGCTTTTCTGTAACCTTCAACTGTTCTTTGTTTTATTGCTTTTTATGACATTATTTTATGTCAAATTATATGACATATTTGGAACAGATTAATCAAAAAAATCCAAAGTTAAGTAAAACACTTAAAAAACAGAGGAAGTTTTATTTTTCTTAGTTTTAGGTATTATTTTAGTAGGATTTATTTATTATTATATGGAAAAACTTGATGAGTATGGTAAGAGATTTAATTTATTGAAATTTATTTTTGGAGTTAAGAAATGTAAAAGTATGAAATAATTTGTTTATTATATTTAATTATTTTATTATAAATAAATATAATGACTGAAAATAATTCGGTAGAAAATAATTTTTTAGAAAAAGGTGATTTTTTTCCTTTTATCAAAATAGGAAATAGAGACATACATAATTTAGTAAATAATCGTTATACTTTAATATTTAATACTATAAAAAAATAAATACTAGTAAATTATACATTATAATACACCTTTTTATAAATATAGACTATTTTAAAAATTATTAACTTTATCTAATTAATAATGAGAAAATTGATTTTTTTATTGATTTTTGTAATTTTATTTTTTATTAATATTAAAGAAGAAATATTAGTAAAAACCAGAGTTGCTAAAACTAAAAAAGAAATAAAAAGAGGATTGATGTATATTAAAAAACCTTTACCTAAAAATGAAGGAATGATATTCTTAATGCCTAATAAAAATAATCATTTATTTTGGATGAAAAATACATTTATCCATTTGGATATTATTTTTATAGATAAAACTAAAGATAAAAATAAATTTAAAATAATTGGATTTCATAAAAATAGAAAACCTTTAGATAAAAGATTAATGGGTATAAATATACCTACTGATTATGTTTTAGAAATGAATGGTGGATGGTTGGATAAAAATAATTTAAAAAAGGGAGATATTATTAAAATAAGATAGTATAAATATTATTACAATCTATATTTAAATATAGATTGTAATAATGAACTTAGTTATAATAGTATTATTAATAATTTTAATATGGATGTTTTATCGGTCAGATAAACTTGAATTTGTTGAGAATAAAGGTGATATACCTTATTCTTTAAAACATGATTTACAAAATTATCATATTGGTTTACACAAGAAAGAAGTCATTTTTAAAACATCTAATAAATTTAATTTATTAAATAATAGTTTATCATTAACAGATTTTTATATCAAACATTTTTTACCATTTACAAGTCTTGAAAAAAAAACTATTAAACTATATGTTGGTTACATTAATTCAAAGTCTTTGAAATATCCATGCATATCTTCAACTCAATGGAGATTTATTAAATTCTCAAATATTCTTGAAAAGAATATGCCTTTTACATTAGGTCAATATATATTTTTACCTGAAATGTTTTTAAATAAAATGGATAAAAATATTAACAGTTCTAATTTCTTAAAAAATTGCACCACCTTATTACATGAAAAAATTCATATTATACAACGTAACCATCAATATGAATTTAACAAATTATATCCTGACGTTTTTAGCTGTCAACATATAAAAAATTTAAAATTAAATAATTATTGGAAATCAAAACATATGTCTAACCCAGATGGATTAGATATTAATTGGATTTATCAATTTAATAATAGTTATTATTTACCTATTTTAACCTTTAATTTAGAAAAAAGAAGTATTAAAACAAGTATTGGTGTTAAACTAAAAAAAACTAAAAAAAGATTTTATACATTAAATTCATATATTAAACTTAAAGATATAGACCAATTAAAAGATTATCCTAAAAATATTTCATTATATCACCCTAATGAAATTATGGCATGTGTTTTGGCTGATATAATTTTAAAAAATATTTTTCCTAAAAATAAAAAAATTAATAAATTAATTAATTTTGTCAAAAAGATTTAAGTTTTAAATATTGTGTAATTTTCGGAACATATACCAGCTTCTATGCACATCACCTTTTTAAACTAAAATTTATTATTTTTACCAAATAATCTTTATCAGATACTTTATTTTATTATTTATGGCTGTAATTTTTTATTAAAATTTTTAGGACTTTCTAAATCAGCTACATATAGAATAGGACTAAAGCTACTCTGTCCAGAACCTCCGCCTGGTAATACCGCATAAATATAATGTCCGTCTTGAAATGGAGATTTCAGTGCATTCCCATCAAACTCATTTAAAAACTCTTCAGCTCCACTAACATCTGCCTCGTTTGTATCTTCTGATGTACTAACAAGCGCCCCCTTCGGCATGGATGTGTTCTTATTTTTCGTACCAAAAACCGATGCCCATTTACTGCCTTCAGAGCTATTATAAGTTTGAAATAAATCTAAACTTCTTTGCAATGAAGCCTCATCTAAGTATCCACCTACTGCACTATCATGTTTTAATTGTCCAGGAAAACGTCCACGGCCTTCTGTGGTTACTTTATTATTGTAAAAATTATTTGCAGACTTTATAATTTTATCAATAACGGACAGTGTTTTTTTTTCTTTTGCGCCTTCACCGACACCACTAAATTTAGGTGCAGCGGTTGTAGCTAAAGTTGCATGCATAGCCGTTGTTACAGCAAATTCTGCTAGTGATTGAAATTTTTCTACCACACAAACTTTTTTAAACGAACAATGTATGAATACTAATACGAGAATATAAGAAATAGTAAAAGAAACATTTACCAATATAAATTTTCAATAATATTAAAAAGTGAAAGGAGTATCTATATATAGCTCAAAACTTAATATTTATTAATAAAATAATTTCTAATATATATATATATATGATGAAAAATAAAATATTATTAATATTTTTTATTTTGTTTACTATATATATATTAACAAATTCTAATGAAGCATTTAGTAAATCAAAAAATATATGTACAGGTTACTTAACTGATAACGAATATTTAGAACATATGATTCCACATCATCAAGTTGCAATAGATATTAGTATAATGTTACAAAAAGTTACAAACTCACCTGTTATGTTAGAACTTTTAAGAAAATTAATTTTTAATCAAAAAATGGAAATAATTATGATGCAAGAAATGAAAAACAGGTTACCTCGTAATATATCTAATATTAAAGAAGGTGGTAAAAGATATATACCAACTATAAGCGATTTAATGAAACCTAATAAATTAGAATTAACTAAAACTTATTGTAATCCTCATTTTTTTGACCCTAAAGAACATATCAAACACATGAAACATATGAAATTAAATGACGAAATCTATATTAAACATATGATACCGCATCATCAAGTAGCAGTAGATATGAGTAAAGTATTATTAAAAAATACTAATAGTGATTTTATGAGATATTTAGGCTATAGAATTATAAGAAGCCAACAAGCTGAAATTATATTATTATATGATTTATTAAATAAAAGTGAATATTACTTTAATAGCGGTTTATTATAAAATAATATAATATTTTCACTTGATTAATGAATATATTATATTGGTTTTTTATTTTGTTAAATAAAAATTACATAATGCTATCTGTTGTGAGAATTAAACTCACTTATCTCTAAAGAGATGCTTTTACTATTAAAAGCTAAACAGATTGTTCTCAATATGGGGCTCGAACCCATGACCTTCGGCTCATAAGACCGATACTCTACCAACTGAGCTAAATGAGATTACGATTACTCCCCGTAATAGTAATAAACAAAAATCTTTTAAACTGTTTTTAATTATTACAGATAACTAGTATAGTTATAATATATTTATTTAAATGGTATTTTATTAATATATTTAAATATAATGGATGTCATAAAATATAGAAAGTATGTTGTTAATTTTCCATATATATCAGATCATATAAACAATAAATTTTTAAAACCTTGGGAACAATTACAATTGATTGTTCCAATATATAATCGTGGAGGTCCATTATGGCCATGGACTAATTTATCTCATCAAAACCACCCATTAGTTAATAAAGGTGAAGCATATTGGTCAAATAGTACACATTTGTGTTTAGGTTATCGATTAAGGAATAATCATGATATTTTTAGACCAATTTTTAGAAGTGAACGACAAAATATTATTAATCAATTCCAAAATAATATAAATCGCGTAGTAATTAAACGTAATGAAAAACGCGCTTTCATAGAATTATTAAAAATAAAACGGTTGCCAATAGAATTAGTTGAAAAGATTATTAAATTAACTTATTAAACTTATTTGTATTTACACACGTTTATAATATACTCATAATATTTATAAGTCAAATTAGTGTTATTTAAAAACTTAATATATTATTATTTACATAATCATAATATTAAAAAAATTTATTTTTTAATTTAGCTCTCTTAAATAAATATGAATAAGCTTTTCTATAATTTTCTACAGTCCTTTGTTTAGACTCTGCAAAATCTTTTAAATTATTAAATTCATCTGATTTATTTTCAAACTTTAGAATAGCATCATCTAATGAAATATTACTATCTTTATCAAGTAAATTTGAGAAAAAATTAATTGTTAAATGTTCCGCTCTCATAACACCTTCCTGTTTTAAAATTTCAGCTTTGATTATATCAGAATGAGTATATATTAAACTAGATGTAATTCCTAATCCTAATATTATACAAGTAGTAATAAAATTTCTCATATAAAATATATGAGAAAAAATTAAATAAGTTGTATATATTGAGATGATATTTATATAGCATTTATCATATCATTTCGTACTTAATATTATATGATGACTATTATTATAATATTAAAAATATTTATATTTTATTAACTTTATCAAAAGTTACCTTTGGATTATTTTTTATAAACTGTTCCTTTTGAGCAGCTTTATAATCAAATGTACAATTATGATTTGAAGAAAAAACATGTTTTGAACAATAAAATTTATTTTCATCACATCTACATTTTAAAGGACATAACCCTAATTTTTTTTTACAAACAGTACATCTAGGTTTTTTTTTCTTAACTTTTTTAGGTTTATTCTCCTTATTTTCCTTAATTTCTGATTTATTTAAATCTGTGCTCATTACTTACAAATATAATTAATTATTCATTTTTTTCTACCAAGTTTAAAAAAAATGAATATAATACATGAATATTATAATATATAATATGAGAATCGTTACGTGTGAACAAATTCTAGAAAATTTTAATGATATTATAGTAATAGATGTAAGAGAAGGTGATTTTAGCGGAGGTAATATTAAAAATGCTATAAATTTACCATACTCTAGTTTTTCAGAAGATAGTTTTTTGAATAAAACAAAAAACACAAATAAAAAAATAGTGGTACATTGTATGTATTCTAGTATGAGAGGTCCTGGTACATACTATAAATTAGAGAAGATTCTTGATAATTCCAAGGAATTATATCTGTTAAAAAATGGATTTCATAATTTTATTAATTTTTGTATTAAAAATAATAAAATGGAATTTATTGAAAATTTCAAAAAAGAAAACTGGGTGTTACAAAATAATAAGTATACTCACATAACTGAAGTTTTTAGTAAGTAGAAAGATTACCAATCAACTATAAGGTATGTATCTTCTTCAGTTTTCATAATATTTCCTCTATGAAAATCGCTTGAATCAATACCTAATTTCTTTAATTTTTCTTCTAACAATTCTATATTATTATTGTCAGTTCTTGTTAAATGGTCTAATTCATCCAAAGATTGTCCGTTTATTCTATCCATTAAAACATACACATGATTATCACAATAATATGTATTATATATATTTGGTCCTATTTTATTTTCCATTAATAATATCATTGGTCTTAATTTTTTATTAATAAAGTCTTCTTTTGTATAACCTCCGCCAGATAAAACTAATGGTTTAGACCATGCACCTAATTTTTTTTCTTTTAATATTATATAACGTTTTAGACATTTTGTATCATCAGTTTTATGTTGATAAAGTACACTTTCTAACCCAGATCCAATTATATTATTTGTTAAAATTGAATTTAATTCAGTACATTTATTATCACCAGCCCCCCCTTTCAAATTTAAATACTTTTTCTTATATTTTAAATATTTTAAAAAGTAATTTTTATTCATTATAAATATATATATATATATTTTATCCTTAAATTACCAAGCATCATTAAAAACTTCTAATTCAAGTTTTTCCTCAACATCAACTTTAATTTTATTTTTAAGTACATCTAATCTATTATCAATATAAATTAATTCATTTAAAATAATCTTTTTAACATTAATTAATTCATCTGAAATGAAAACTTCATTTATGTTTACGTAATTTAATTTAGCTTTATGACCGCTATTCGCTTTTACATAAAAATCAAAATAATTAATCATACCTTCATCTAAAACATGTAATAGATTTTCATAATTAAGTCCATTAATCTGGTCCTCTAATAAGCGTAGGTTATTAAAAAACTCTTCTATATTTTTTTCATTTATAAGAGATTTTGGTATTTCATAAGTTTTATTTTCTACAAATTCTAATAAATTATTATGAAATATATCAATTTTTCCATAAAACGAGTCTAAAAATTCTTCTAAATTTAATTCGTATATGTTAGGAATATAATAAATAAATATTCTGATAAATTCTTCAAAAATTATTAAAAAACTTTTAGTATAATTTGCATTTATTAATATAGCATTTATTAAAAATTTCCAATTTTTATAATCATAAATATTTTTAATAGTATCTCTTCTTACCCAATCGCATCTACTATTAACTAAATTTGATAAAACAATACCATATTCATAACATACATCTGCGTTATTAATAAAATCATACATCATACAAATTAAATAATATAAAACTTTTGAATTATTTATAAATCCAAATTTAGAAAATACTTTATCTATCATATTCAGCTTAATATGAAATGACATATTTACTGTAACTATAAAACTGTTTATATCTATAACTTTTATACTTTGGTCCATAAAAGGTTTTATTTTATTAAATGTACTCTCTCTAACACTTTTTTTAAATGTAATCATTCTATAACAATGATCTAAACTACAAGTTGTTGAATTAGCTTGACAAGAATATAGGAAAACAAACGATTTTTTATCACTTGGTGTTTCTGAATTAATTTTATAAAGATGTTCCGATAATTTTATTTCAGTAGGTTCTTGGTTGATGAATTCAGCATAAATAATTTTATTAAATAAACCAAAAAGAAAGTTATCGTTATTAAATTCATTAAAACGAGTTTTTATAAATTCAAAATCACCTTCATATATTGTAAAACTACTTAATTCAGAGTCATATGTTTCATTATCTATCATTAAATCAATCTCTCTTAGAAAATTTATTAATTTTTCCCTAATATCATCAACATCTACTAACTTGAACTCTTCATTTACTGGTAAATGTTCATGAAATTTAGTCAATAAAAATAAGTAAATTTTAGATTTTATAATACATTCAGATAAAATCTTATTAGGTTTATAATTTTTAATAAATTCTAAAGCAGTAGATTTGTTTTTAACATAATCCAATAATCCAATAAATTTTGTTTTAATTAAGGTGTTTTTTACTTCATAAGATAAAATATCTTGATTAAAATTTTTTTTAAAATATCCTGAACATGTATCATCATTATCTTTCAATGTTAAATTAATATTACACATTTCAGTTCCAGGTTTAACAACAAAGTATGTATTACTACCTAATCTAATCTTACCATCTGATATACTATCAATAAGAGCTTCTTTCGTTATCATAGGACAACTACTTGAATCTAATGGATTAACATAAATATTTTTTTTTCCGAAATTAAAAGCTCCACAACAATTAGATACTATCAAAATAATATTATCCGGAATTCTAAAATAACTATTACTATCAGTAGACCCATGGTAATCTAATAAATAATAATCATCATTTAACCTATCAGCTGCAACAAGATCATCTTTATATATGTTTAATAATAGTTCTCCGCCTGTAATGTTATTTTTTAAACTTTCTTTCATCTTAAGATATTTATTCTTATATTTAATATATTTTTCATAATAATTTTCCATTATATTGAGTTATATTAAATTTTAGAAAATAACTTATTTTCTTCTAAAATTTTTATTATCTTAGCAAGATTTATATTATCGGTATTATCTTTATCATAACTATTCATATACATGAATCTACTGCAACCGAAATCAATTAAGATAATATTATGATTTTTATCAATCAAAATATTATTTAATTTTAAATCATTATGATAAAAGTTATTCACGTGACAATATTTCACAACTTCTTCTAATTGTTTTTTCCATTTACCAACTTCATAATTAGAAATAAACCCATTATTAACTCGTCCCAACAAACTTCCGTTCCCATGATAATAAAATTCAAAATATAATTTATTATCATATACAAAGTAATCTAATAATTTTATAATATGTTTATGTTTAATTTTAGTTAAAAATACTAGTTCATTAATACCTCCTTGTAGATCTACAATTTCTTTTAAAACTCTATACTGATTCCCTTTCATAACCAAATATATATTTCCATGAAATCCTCCATTGATAAATTTAATAAAACGATATTCTTTGGGTAGACTAACTTTCATTACTAATATTTTTGATATAAATATATCAGTTTTTATTCTAATTATTGTAGAATCTGGAAATAGAAATAGCTAATGCATGCATCAGTGAAAATGGTTGTTTATATATCACTGCAAAAAGGTTTTTATCTAATTTTAAAAATTCTAAATGAACCTCTGGTTTTTTCTTAAAATTGGATGGATCTATAATTTTACAATTTTTTTGAGATTCTATTCCATCAAAATCTCTTATAAAAGTACTCATAAAGAAAAACATCTGATAACACCTTTTTTTGTTATTGTAACGAGATTTTTGAGAACAGTGTAATTTTATGTCTTCAAAATCTCTAGTTTTAAACCTTTCTAACAAATTTTTTTTATTGGTAAAATCATATAAATTATTAGGTAATAATATTTCAACAGTATTAGGTTTTATTTTCTTTATAGTCTTTTTATTATTGTTATAAATTATACCAATATATTCATTTAATTTACTTGAAAGAATCCAACTATTCTCTCTTTTTACAATGTTTAAATTTGACTGCGTATAGTGATTATAATCATCTTTATAATAAATATTATATTTATTTTGTAAAAAACATTTTTTAATTTTATATTTTTTCTCTAAATTTTTCACAAATAATTCATTTGAATATATTTCAATAGAATTTCCAGAATCATCTGCTAAATTCATATTATCTTTATTGATATATATATTAAAATTTTTTTACCCTTACGAATTATGTAAAATAAGTTATAAGAATCATTATTATTTTCTAACTTGATGAAATCATTATCTAATTCATTGTCACTGAAACTGGCGTATTTTATTTTCATCAATATATATATATAATATATATTAATGAAAATTTAAACGATACGTATCATTTAGAAACTTCTTATATTATTTGCTTTTTTATATTTGTTAATAACACTTCCTACAAATGATTTAGGTAAACCAAAATAACGTGCAGTTGCTTTAATTCCTTTACTAGTTCTCATGTAATATTTAATTACTTCATTAATATTAATTCTCCTTTGTGTCATTATATTAATAGAAAATTATATCTTAAATATTCTATTACTATAATTAGTTGATTGATGATTTCTATACTACCAAATAATTTTATAATTTAGTTACTACTTTTTTAACATATTTATTTGATGTAGTTACAGTTTTATGTGTGTAATAACTTATTGTTTTAACCATTTTAACCCCTCTGTTATCGTTTGGTAATAAATCTGCAAAATCACCTATCTTATCATTATCTGAATCAACGAATATTTCTCTAAATTTATTTAAACTATCTTTTCTCATTGTACGTCTTAAATCAAATAAGGTATTTGTTCTAACATAATTACAAATAGCTTTTACAGTAGTTTCAAAATTATCAGTAAAGCTATAATTATTGTCTTTATTTATTGCATCTCTAGTAGTAATAATATAATTTAATAAATCAAAAAAGTATAATAGAAAATAATTATAATCAGATTTAAAATTAATTTGAAGTTGAGCAACAAAGTAAGTAAAAGTTAATTTATCTAAATTATTTAATGATAATCTCTCAGGGTAAATATCTGGATATTTACTAACAAAAATAATTGATAATTTTTTAAAGAAATCATCTAACATATTCGTATTATTAGCAAATATGTATGATGGTTTAATATTATAATTGAGGTTAATTATTTTGGCTAATTTAGTTGTATCATTTGAAAGATAACCAGAGAGTATATTGAAAATAACAATGCTATCTTTCTCATCATTTGGTATATCAATCTGACTATTTCCAGAATATGTATTTCCTGAATTTTCGAAAAAAGTTTTTAGATTATTTTTTGCAGCATCTTGAGCACTACTATCATATAATTGTAAAAATGCATTATAAAAATTCTTAAATTGATCAGAAGTTAATTTAATATAATTAAAACTAGCAACGTTTAATCCTATTTCATCTAAATTAATACCTCCATGGTCTTTAGAACTTGATTCACTTTCATAATTATTTAATACAGTGGTAAATTCAAATTTTAATTCATTTACTATTCTATCTACTAACCCATTATTAACAGTCCCGGTAAATAATTCAGTGGTGTCTTTTTTTAGTATTAAAGAATATTCATCATCTGTTTCTGTAAAGTCATCAGTATATGTTATACCATCTACCTCAACTTTTCTTTCAATATTATTATTTCCGATTTTAAGACTAATAATAAAATCATCTTCTCCCGTTTTATTTAAATCTATAGAATATTTAGTACTATTTAGGCCTCCTACAACTTTGATTGAATCATTTGTTCCGTCACGATTTATATCAGCTTCATAAGGTTCATTATTTGTGTTTGGTAAATGTTGTACTTCATTCTCTTTAATACTTACGCTACCAATATATAATGCATTAATTGTATCGTTTTGTTCATCAGTTATTTCAGTTATTTTAAAACAATGTTCACATAATATAATATTATTAAGCTTCATTATATATATATATATATATATATTTTATATATTTTATATCATTATATATATAATGATATTAGGTTTAGTAATACCCTATCGTGATAGATTGGAACATCTAAATGTATTTATTCCATATATAGTTGAACATTTTAAAAGAACTAACATAAATTATAAAATTATTGTTGTAGAACAATATAATAACCAACCTTTTAATAGAAGTAAGTTAATGAATATAGGAGCTGAGTTGTTATATAATGAAGTTGATTATTTTTGTTTTCATGACGTAGATTTATTTCCTGATAAAGATGTATCTTATAAAATTGGTACCCATGATGTAATACATCTATGTACAACATTAATAGAGAATAAAAATGATAATATAAAAAACAATGAATTTTATTATGGTATGAATTTTAATAAATATTATAATACTAATAATATAAAAAATAATATTAATCGTAAAATAGTTGGAGGTGTAGTTCTATTAAAAAAAGATATATGGAGAAAACATAAATGGAATGAAATATTTCAAGGTTGGGGATATGAAGATCAGGAATATTATGATAGATTAATTTATTATAAATATAAAATTTATAATATAAATAATAGATTTATTTCTATGTCACATAAATTAAATTCTACTAAATGTTTTAAAAATATTATCAATAATAAAAAAACAAATAGAAAATAAAGTTTTAGATCCTAAATTAGTAATTTCAGATATTAAATTTAACACTGTTTCAGAAAAAAATTTTAAATATTATACTAAGGTTTCTGTTGACTTTTACGAATCTCCAAAAAACTTAAAATTAGGACAAGATATAATGAAAGAAATGTTAAAAACTTTTAGTGACATTTGTAAAAAATATTCTCTAAAATTTTGGACTATTACAGGTACTTTGCTAGGTACTATTAAAAACAGTGGATGGTTAAAAAATGATTCGGAGGTTAATGTTTGTATGACATTAACCGATTTTAATAAATTAAAAAAAATTATCAATAAGGAGTTACCTAATGATTTATGGTTTCAATGGTGTACCAACGATTTATTATTTGAAATTTACAATGAAAAATCAATTTATGGTAAAATAAAAAATTTAAAATATTGTTACAATTCTTATTACACCCACCTTAATAAAATTCATAATGGTTTACAGATAAATGTACATATTGCAGAAAAATATAAACAATTTAAAATGAAAATACCAGAAATATTTCCATTAAAAGAAAAATATTTTGAAGGAATAAACGTATATGTTCAAAATAATTATAAAGATTATTTAAATTACTTTTCAGAAGATAAAATAATAAAATACTTATTAGACATTGAAATTGGATTAGCGCAACCATGGCTTTAAAATAGATATTCAAAATTATATAAAAAATTTAAATTTATCAAGTAAAACATATATCTCATAATCATCAGGTAAATTTAATTTATTTGTTTTAAACTTTGAAACACATGAATCATATAATTTTCTTTCACAAAAAATTATTGGCTGGTATCTTAAATACAATGTTTTAGATAAGAATTTTTCATCTGCTCCATAATTTTCTAATTTATTATTTAGTTTAAAATGTTCGATTTCATTTTCAAAATCGAAAATTACTGTATTTTTTATACCAAAGAATCCGGCGAGTACATAACCTACACGAGGATATTTATTACGTAAATTCCTAGCAAATGAATAGTATACGTGTCTATCACTTTTAATAAAGGTGTCCATTATAATTAGGTCATTTTCCTCTAATCTTAGATCGATATCTCTAAAAATATAAATATCATATCCTTTAAGATTATATGAATTAAGCCTCCAAAAAAACCCATAGAAACTTTCACCTTCAGGTTCTTTTTTTAAAATAACCCCTTTATCTTTATAATATTTTATAATATGTTCTGGTACAGTAGAATCATAATAAACTATCATATCTACATCATACAATCCTCTTAAAATATGTAAACTGTCCACTAAATAAGGAAATGTTTTTAAAAGTTTATTACTGTAATCTGTATTAAAAAATATACAAGTTGAAATTAATATTTTAGTCATTATTATTAGTTATATTTGTATATCCTCCAAAACGTCTAGATATTTTAGAATAATGTATAATTGCATTCAATAAATCTTTTAAATTAATATCAGGTAATAGTTTATCTAAAAAGTATAATTCAGAATAAGAACTATCCCAAGGTAAAAAATCACTCAATCTTTTATCTCCACCTGTTCTTACTATTATGTCGGGGTCAGAAATATTTTTTTTTAAATACTTATCAAAAATTTTTTCATCTACATTCTTTAATTTATTTTCTATCATCATATTACAAACTTTCAAAATTTCACTTCTACCGCTGTATCCTACACAAAACACTAAAATGTGTTTATTATTTTTTGTTTTATCTGCTAATCTTAGTAAACTATCTTGAGAATCTTTATTAAATTTATCATCATATATATCACCTCTAATTATCATTTTAATATTGTTTTTATTGAATGTAGTTATCATTTCATCGTTCTTTGTAATAAAAATATTAAAAATATTTTTAACCTCTTGTTTACTTCTTTTTTTTATATTAGAATTACTCAACACATATAATGTTACTATTTCTAGTCCATATTTAAAAATATATTTTAATATATTATAAATAGCATTATAACCATGTATATGTCCTTCTGAACGATTATTTTTATGTTTTTCACCCCATCTTCCATTCCCATCTAATATCATAGCTAAATGTTTAGGTAATCTATTTTTATCAATTTTTTTCAATTCATTAATATATTGTTCAGAAGTTATTGAATGGTGTTGAAATATTAAACCTCTACATGTAGTTTCCTGACTAATTAAATCAAAAGATAAATCATAAAAATTATATTTATTAAGTTTAATATCTTCTACTTCTATATTCTTGTTGAATTTAATTATATAATAACCTTCTTCTTTTATTTTTATTTCATTAACTTCAGTGACATATTTACTCCTATTAATATATTCCAAATATACTTTTTTAATAATTAAGTATCCTTCTTTATAGTTATTTAAGATATCATAGAAATTATCCAAATTATGGTGTTCATCTTTTTTTAAAATTGTTGTAAATAATATACTATCTATTTTATCATCAACAGTTTTACCTAAATTTTTATAAAATTCTAAAATATCTAATTTGTAATTATTTTTTGAAGTTACAGACGAATTAATAAAATTATTATTATTGTATATGAAAGTTAATAAAATATGCTTATCAAAACTTTCAAAATCATAAAAATAATCAAAAATAGAAGGTTCATCATTTTCTAATTTTAATATTTTAGTAATAATATCATTTACTATTATAAAATCTTCATTAGTAATATCATGATATACCTTTTTAAAAATATAACCTAAAGATTTAAATTTAATAAACTGGTTTATTTTGTCAATAAAAACATTAACATTTTCTATATTTTTAATATTATTATTAAATATTAGGTATTCTTGAAATAACTCTCTTTTTATCCAATAAAAAACGTTAAATAAGTTTATCATATTAGCTTTATAATGTGTATCTCTTGTTTTAACTAATTTAAAAAATGTAATATATCTTTTATTTAAATTAGTAATCATTAATATCTAAAATAAAATAAATAAATAAATAGAACGATATATTAAATACTGATTGAGAAAACGTGTTACCTCTGATTTATATTAAAAAAATCAGATATCTTAAAAAATACAGGTTTGTTGAATTATTTAATTATATTTAATTATATTTAATCATGTATACTAAAAATAGTTTTTAATACAGTTTCATAGTTATATCCTAATAAATTGGTTTTGTTTTTAATTAGTTTGATATCTGGTTCTATTACAGTAATTAATGTAGTTATGTTCTTGTTTTCTTCTGCTTTAACTTCAGGTTTAGAAATATCTTTAACTTGTGACATTATTAATAATATTATTTTATTTTTAATCAATTTTTATTATCTATTGATTTATAAAGCGGATAAGATTCCCAATAAACTCCATCTACAATTCTCTCAATATAACCTTTAGAATAATGACGTTCTGGTAAGATAATTTGACCAGATTCATTAATAGAATATTCATCTTTTGATAATATTTTTCTATAGATAGTATTATCTTTATCTTTATAAAATACTTTAATATTTTCTTTATCCATTAAATGTTATAATTATGTTTACTTCAATTTTTTATTTGTAATATAATATAAAAAATCTAATATATATATATATATGGAAAAAAAAATTATTTTTTTAACCGGTAATAAAAATAAATTAAAGGAAGCTAAAGAAATTATGGGAAGCGACTTTAAAATTGTTAACAAAAAAATAGATTTAGATGAAATACAATCAACATCTGTTGATGAAGTTATATTAAATAAAATTAAAGCAGCTTATAAAATTCTAAAAAAACCTTGTTTTTGCGAAGATACTGGTGTTTATATTAAAAACATGAATAATTTTCCAGGAGCTTTAATTAAATTTTATTTAGATTCTTTAGGGTTAAATAAAATTGCCAAATTAAACGGTGGTTCAAAAGCCTATGCTGAAACTGTTATAGGGTATCACGATGGGAAAAAAGTTCATTTTTTTAAAGGTAGGATTAATGGAACTATTTCTAAAAAACCCAAAGGAAAAGGCTTTGGATGGGACCCTATATTTATTCCTAATAAACATAAAGAATCATTTGCTGAAATGTCATCAGAAGAAAAAAATAAAATTTCTATGAGAAAGAAAGCCTTTACAAAATTTGCTAAGTTTTTAAATTAAAATAACAGTTTTCTTATTGATTTTTCAGAAAATCATCATAATAAAAAGATTAATACTATTACAAACACTATAGTTTTTTATTATGATGATTAGTTGTACATACATTTTTATTACTGGAAATCCCTAATTTTCTATTGAATCTTATTTCAGAATTTTTTTCACTTTTTTCCATTTATAAAAAATTAATAATAATATTATCATAATAGCAATATATGGAAATTTACTACTAGTTGGTTCTAATAATATTTTATCATTACTATAATACTTGCTACAAAACATCATACTACTTTTTAATGACATCTCCATTGTTGCTATTTCATCTATAGTATGGCACCCAACAGTAAATAAATTAGGTATTTTCCCTTGAAAATCAATAGTTCCTAATTTTGTAATAACCACTCCAGAACCAGAAGATGTGTATTTATTATTTTTATATTTAACAGATGGATTAAAGGTAAAAACTTTAGGTTCTAATTTACTACCATATTCTTGACTTAATTGATGTAAAGCCTCTTCTTTAATTTCTTCCAGGCTACATTGGTTTGTTGTTTTATTAATTCTAGGACTAATGTAATTTCCATCAATTATTGTAAATGACCAAACAGTTTTAATACTGGGATCCCTGGTATACTCTTTAATAAAATTGGACACAGGTAATCCAATAATATACCATGGGGAATTAATTGTCCAACCCCATTTATCAATCCAAGGTAATTTTTCTGTAAAATGCATCTGAAATCCAATAGAATAATAAGATGAATACATTGCCCATTTTTTAAAATCATTAATAGGTTCCCAATTATTCATCGTAATAGGATTTGTTCTGATTATATTATAGATTGGTATAGGAGGTATTGCCATAATAAATTCATCACCTCTAATCTTAAATAATTTATTATTATTAGTATATTTACAAAAAGATATCATCTCATTCTCATTTTCTAATCCAACAACCTTACTATTTAATATAATATTAACATTGCGTAATTTTAAATATTCAATAATTTTATTTACAAATAAGTTTTTATCATTTATTTGTATTAGATATCCCGAAGCAATAAATAGGATATTTTTAAATAATACTTTTTCTGGAATATCAGCAGCCGCTAATGCCATTATTGTCATAGCTTTTCTGGCAGAAGTTGATAGCTGATATTTATTAACTATATCTTCTATAGTTGTCTTAGTATTATGATTTCTAAAATCTATTACTGCAAGAAACATTTTAGCAAAATCACTTATGGTAAAATACTTTATCAAAAATTTTAACATCTTGAAGTAAAATAATAACAAGTTTCCTGATGTGTTAACTATATAATTATTTGTATTAATTTTCAATATCTCTAACAATTTGAAAAATCTATCGTAATTATTAAATAATACTTGAGGTGAATGTTCACAAAAATATTTATTATCTATAAAATAACTTTTCCAAGAACCTCCCGGATATTTAGATTTTTCAATGATAGTTATTTTCCTATTTTTATTTTGTGATAAATTCATAGCTAATGATAAACCTGCAGGCCCCGCTCCTATTATAATAATATGTTTCATATATATGTGTCTAGAATAAAATTATTTATATTTAATATTAATGGATAAAAAATTAGATCTAATTTTAGAAAAGTTATCTGTAATAGAAATAGATATACTAAAATTACAAGAGGATGTCGTTATAATAAAATCAAAAGTTGATGGAGATCTAAAAAACAGTTGTCAAAAAATGAGTGAACATATAGATTTTATAGAAAATGTATATGATAACGTTAAAAATCCTTTAGGATTTATTTGTAATAAAATCAGTAGTATTTCTGGTAATTCTAACTATACCTTAGAAAATCTAGACGTAAGTTCCCATCAAGATTATGAATCCTCCGACAATTGATAGATTCTTTTGAAAATGATATTTCTCTTTTCCAAATGGTGGATGAAACATTAAAGTTGCCATGATAGTAAATATTATCATGAGAATTGCAGTGTAATAAGAATATTTTCTTAACTTGTTAGTATAGGTAGAATATACCATTAATCCTGAACCCATAGTTAGTAATAACACAACTCCAATAATCGCTAATTGAAAAAACCATAGAGGAAATTTAATAGGAAATTTAGATTGAGTTAATTTAACAGTAGGCATAAATTTTAAACCTTTGTTAATTCCACTTAACACATACATAGCTAAGAATAATATAATTCCTATCTTGTTATACATATAATATAACTTATATATTTTTTAAGTTTATGATATAGTTTTGTATTCGTTAAAAATATAAAATTATAATATAAGAATGTAATATGAATGTCAGTAAATTAAATTATGATGAGTTATTTATTTACCAAGAAGAAAAAGTTTGTGAAACTTTTGGTATAATGGCACAACCTTATATTATTTTATTTGTATCGTTATTTATTCAATTCGTCATAGAAATGTGTCTGTATATGTTTGATTTATCTTATAAAAAATGGTTTTTTAATAAAAAATTATCAAATCAACAAGTAAAATTTTGTGATTTCTTTTGTAAAAACTGTAAATTGAATCAAGCGTGTATTGGATTAAGAACTCAAGAAATTGAAGATGGACGAAAATACAATATTTTAAATCATCAAGAATTAGTATATAATGGTCCTGATAGAGAACCTACGTCACTACCATCTATTAATATGAGAGGAATTAAAGTTTTAATAGATTTAAATAATTGTGAACATATAAAAAAGAAAATGAGTGAGAATTATATCAAAGGTGTTTTAAAAAATAGTATTATAGATAACGCAAT